AATGGGTATCTAAAATAAAAGAAGTTTTGTCTTGGTTGGCTATGGGGGCAGGGCAATGAACGTAACTAAACAAAGATCAGCACTAAAAGCAATTACTTGGCGTATCATTGGAACGGCAGACACATTTGTAATATCTTGGGCAATAACTAAAGAGCCAGTTACAGCAGGGGCAATAGCAAGTTTTGAGGTATTTACAAAGACAATCCTTTATTACTTCCATGAGCGTGGTTGGAATAAAGTTAAATGGGGGAGAAAATAATGTTATCAATAATTAAACAAAAAAGACAAGAAGACTGGAGATATTTATATTATGGCAATCATGATGTAAATGATATTTTAAATAAACTTTTATCTTACCCAGAAGAAGAATGGTGGATTGATAGAACACGCCAACAAATGTTTCCTTTTGTTCATAAGGAGACAACAACTATTTTTGTGTCAGAGATTATGGGATGGCAACTAGGACAACCCTTTGAGCCAACGTTTAGACTTAAAGATCCAGAACTTTGGAAAATGATAGAGCCAATAATTAACCATTATGAAAAAAAACATGATGGGAAAATGGGCAAAGCAGCATTTTTAAGATTGCCTGGCAGTAAGGTTGTTCATAAGCATTGTGATGAGGGCGATTATTTGGGACTTGTCCATAGACACCACATAGCAATTCAAACAAATGAAGATGCTATTTTTTCAATTGATACAGAAGAAAAGCATATGAAGGTTGGAGATTGTTGGGAAATTAACAATGCAAAAACTCATGGAGTAGCAAATAATGGTACAACAGATAGAATTCATCTATTGTTTGATATCATGCCAAACAAACATATTAAATAGGAGAAAAAAATGTTTGAATATTATGTAAAGAAAGTAACAAAGGTCGTTGATGGAGATACCATTGATGTGGATATTGATTTAGGGTTTGATATTTCTTTTAGTTCAAGAGTCAGACTGGCTGGTATTGATACCCCTGAGTCTCGCACTACAGATAAGTCTGAAAAGGCTTTAGGACTGGAAGCAAAGGCTTATTTGAAGCATGCCATTGACAGTTCTAAGTCTGTAGTGATCAAGACAGAGAAAATGGACTCATCTGAAAAGTATGGTCGTATTCTTGGCTGGGTGTATCTTGATGGAGATACCGTTTCTATTAATGATAAGATGATTAATGATGGACACGCTTGGGGATACATGGGAGAGACAAAGGTAAAAGATTTTACAGCACTTGCAAAGGCTAGAGCAAAGTCTGGCAAGTAATGATAGATTTTAAAATTAAGGTAATAGAAAATTTTATAACTTTAGAAGATGCTGATGCACTTGTAAGTTATATAAAAAATAACTATTCAGACAGAACAAAATTCTATACTCCTCTAAAGCATAGGATTGAAAGTAAAATAAGGTATGAATCACACATACCAGAACGAAATACATTTTCAAATCATCCAGAAATTTTACATTTACTAAAAAAATACTCTGATAAATTTTTATCAGAATGTGATCTTTTTTTTAAAGATACTGAAAAAATATACTTAACAGCGCAGTGGATGACTATGTTGGGACCACAAAGTAACCTTCCAGCGCATGTAGATAACCATAAAGGTTCAGAGCATTTTTTTAGAAGCGGTGTAATTTATTTAAATGAAGATTTTGATGGAGGATATTTAAATTTTCCAGAGAGAGATTTTACAATTAAACCAAAAAAGTTAAGTCTCGTTATTTTTGATTCTAGAGAAGTACACAAAATAGAAGAAGTTTTGTCTGGTGTAAGAATAGCAATGCCTATTTGGGCAACAAATATAAAAGAAAAGGAAGTATCCTATGAACTTTAAAAATATAAAAAGTCAAGCAATGGTAGAGCATTTAATTATGCAGGGAGCCATAGAAATGGCTGGTATAGATGAAAAAGGAGAAATGCTTTATTCAATAACAGACAAACTTGAATTAGTCAATCCAGAAATTTACGCAGAACTAACAGAACAATATAAGCACCACATGTTCCAAATGATAAAGCAGGGCCCTAAAGCCATGAACTGGAGACTTAGGGTTTAGAGAAAAGTGATACAATGGTTACTTGGGGGTATTTATGAATAACCTGTATGGGGCGTTGGCTTTAACTTTTCCTTTATTGTTAGTAATAGGATATGCAGTATTCTTTAGAAATAAAGAAGTTTATGAGCCTATGATGACTCAGTCCATGATTCATAATCAATACTCTAGGCAAAGAAAATATATTGAAAAGATAAACAAAAAAAGTCAATCAAAGATTCGTAAAGAAAAAGAAAATGTTAAAGTGATTATTGTTGAAGATATCGCCTACTGGATCAAAGACAATGCTTTTTATACGGCACCAATGATAAATAATTTAATTAGTAAAGATTCTGCTATACAAGTTGACACAATACACATGGATAAGGTACAATTAGATAAAATGCTATTCATAATGGATAGATTAAGAGAAGGGATTAACGATGATAGTAGGGGTTCAGGGAACTAGTAGTTTTGATAACTACCAGATTTTTCTTAGATCTATGGCCGTTGCCCTTTCTGAGTTATTAGAGGAAGACAAAAACTTTCACATATACTCTGCAGGGCCAAACAACATTAACATGATGGCTATGGAATTTTCAAACCTATCTGAAAAAGGAATGAAGTTAAGGGGCAAGTCTATTAAGTTCATCAAGGTAACACCTCAATGGATAGAAGAAAACATATCAGAACTTGACCACTTTGTATTTTTGTCTAATCCAAAAGAGCCAGTGTCAAAAACAGTTCATGTATCAAAACTAAACGATATCAATACAAACGTATACAATTTCTAGTTGTTGACAAACAGTGTCATATATGTTAGAATTTAATATGCTTAAAAAGTGCTTTAGCACACAAACAGAATGGAAAGATTATGAAATTAGTTAATTCTTTAGACGCTATGGAATCAATAGTTAGCAAGAATAGGCAACTATCATGGGATGGTTGGACAGTAGTTGAGACGTTTCCTTCAGAGAAAGCCTACTACTCAAAGTTTGGTATCTATAAAAACAACAAGTGGCAAATGAAAAAAGAGTTTATTCCTTCTAACAAAGGATGGGAAATCCCTGATAAGTATGTGATCTAAGTGAATAAATTTAAATGGAAAGATGATGCAGTCTGCTTAGACTATGATACAAATTTATTTTTTGAAAAGTATGAGGATGACGAACCACTAAGACCAGCAATTGATGCACTATGCTCTTTCTGCCCAGTAAGAAAAGAATGTTTTTCTGTTGGTATTTCGGGTAAAGAGTGGGGAGTCTGGGGTGGTGTATACTTGGAAAATGGCGAAATATCTAAAGAGTTTTCTAGTCACAAAAGTAAAGACGAGTGGGGTAAAACGTGGCAGTCCCTGACCATGGAGTAATATGTATACAGATAAAATGAGAAGGGCTTTTAGATCATTGCAATGCCCAAAAGGTTTTTCTTTACAAGTAATAGACAATGACCATTTTATAACAGTAAAAGCAAAAGAAAAAGAATTTATGTCTTTACAAACAGTTGAAAAGAAAAAAGAAGCGATAGAGTATATGATCCGTGTAAAGAAGGCATTAGAAGACAATGGTGCTATAGTTTTATTAGTTCGTGAGGGTGGAAAAGAGATTTGAAAAATATAGTTGTAGTAGGTGGTGGCACAGCAGGATGGTTAACAGCCCTTGCTGCACAAAAAAGATACCCCGAACACTTAATTACTGTAATAGAAAGCACAGAAATAGGAATTCTTGGAGCAGGAGAAGCATCAACAACATCTCTTATTGGATTTTTAAAATATTTAGACATATCAATTGAAGAACTAATAAAAGAAACAAAGTCAACAATAAAAATAGCAATCAAGTTTAATAATTTTAATCAAGATGATCAAAGTTATTACCATGAATTTGCTATTCATAAGTTTAATCCAAAAGCAAAAGAACTTTACTTAAAAAATAAAACACGTAGTGTTTATCCTGTATTGCATCTTTATTGTATGTCACAAAATTTACCAGAAAAAGAATATAAATTAAGTGCTATGGCTTTAGATTCAAATAATTTGCCATTTGTAAGTAAAAATGAAGATCCACTAAATATATCAGACTTTGATATATATAACACGTATGGAATACATTTTGATGCTAGAGAAATGGCTAAGTTTTTATCAAAAATTGCAAT